TGTTCAGTCCAGGGAAGAGGATTGTTTTTAGCTGATACATCAAAGATTGGTTTGATACCAATGGCTTTCATGCGGCGATTCGCAATCCATTCCACATATTTTTGTAATAGTTTATCATTTAAACCAATCATAGATCCATCCTTGAACAGATATTCTGCCCAAAGTTTTTCCTGATTGACTGCATTTTCAAAAGTTTTAATAACCCAAGATTCTTCTTCCCTTGCAATACGCTTCATTTCAGGGTCGTCACCCTCAGCCCACTTTTTAAGAATGTTCTGGGTGATTACCAAGTGCTGATTTTCGTCCCTGGCGATAAGGCTAATGATTTTAGCCGATCCTTCCATAAGCTTAAGTTCGCCAAATGCGAATGAGCACGCGAAGGAGACATAGAATCTAATTCCTTCCAGGATGTTGACGTTAGCGACTGCTCGGTAAAGTTTTCTTTTGAGTTCATAGAGTGTGTTTGCGGCTGCAGGTACTCCATCTAAGACATGTTGCCATTCATTTCCTGAAGCATATGTTGCTGCAGAAGAAATAAAATCATCATATGATTCGGTCACTGACGCTGCTCGCTCAAGAATTCTAGGTTCTTTTACGATAGTGTCAAATACGTCTGATGGATTCGCGTATACATTTTTAATAATGTATGTATAACTACGGGAATGGATCATCTCCATAAATTCCCATACTTTCATACAAGCTTCCAGTTCAGGAAGAGAACAATATGGAGCAAATGCCATACCAGGACCCCTTCCTTGAACAGAGTCTAGCATAACCTGATACTTTAGGTTAGATGTAAAGATATGTTTTTGCTCGGGGCGAAGAGTCTGATAGTCAGCCCTATCCTTTTGCAAAGAAACTTCTTCGGGACGCCAGAAATATCCAAGTTGCTGAGTTGTTAGTTTATCAAAAATTGGATACTTGTAAGAGTCATACCTCTGGACACCCAGAGGTTTCCCAAAAAACATTGGTTGTTTAGTTGTATCGACAGACTCAGAGTTGAAAACTGTAAAGGATTCAACCTGAGTTGCTTCTGTATTTTCAGAGTTTGTCTTAAATCTTACAAGACTCACAATCGTCCTCCTCTGCTGCTTCTAGTTGAGTTAGTAGTTCTTTTAAATCCGATGAATCATTCACTTCATCAGATTTTAGGTCATTAGTATTCTGATAATAACTTGTCTTCCAACCATACTTATAAGTGGTAAGAAGATCTTGAGCCATGACAGAAACAGGAACCTCATTATCTGGGTAATGCTCTGGATTGTAACTCCAGTTTCCACTGATCGCCTGATCAAAGAATTTTTGCATCACAGCAACTATTTTAACATATCCATCGTTATTTGGCATGTCCCATAGAAGAGTATAATGACTCTTAAGTGAATTATATTGTGGAACAATTTGCTTAAGAGGCCCTTTCTTGGACTTTTTAATGGACAGGTATCCGCGAGGTGGTTCGATTCCGTTTGTGGCATTTGACACAACGGAACTGCTCTCCGAAGGCATTTGTGCGGACAGTGTGCTGTGTCGGAGACCATATTCCACGATAGATGCTCTAAGAGTCTCCCAATCATGCTGATATCCTACTGAAGTAATTTGGTCAACATCACTCTTGTATGTATCAATGGGAAGAATTCCATCTGCATATTTGGTACGTGAGAAATATTCACATGCACCCTTCTCTTTTGCAATCTGATTTGATGCTTTTAGAAGATAATATTGAAAGGATTCTGAGAGTGTATGAGCGGCGTCCCATGCCTCCTGTGAGTCATATTTAAACCCAAGTTTTGCAAGATAGTGTGCAAGACCAATAAAACCGACTCCAAGGGATCTACGTGCCTTTGTGGCTACTTCAGCAGCAATGATTGGATACTTCTGGTAATCAATCAGTTCTTCCAGGCCACGAACAGAAAGATCACAAATCTCTTCAAGTTCTTCATCTGATTTGATCTTACCAACGTTAACTGCAGAGAGAATACAGAGTGCAATCTCACCCTCACCATCGATATGCTGAAGAGGATCTGTAGGTAGAGTAATTTCTTGGCAAAGATTACTCATATTCACTTTATCCTTAAAGGAAGAGTGTGAATTGCAGTGGTCGATGTTCATGATATAAACACGACCAGTCTCTGCTCTCTCCTTCAGGAGATCCAGAATGAGTTCTTGAGCTCCGATAGTCTTTCTTGGAATAGACTCATCTCGTTCATAATCATTGTATAGTGCATCAAATCTATCAGTGCCAAAAGCATCATACAAACCAGGAACATCGTGTGGGGAGAAGAGTGAGATTTCTCCATCTTGGATGAATCGTTCATAGAACAACTTAGAAATTTGAATAGAGTAGTCTAGTTTTCGAACTCGGTTATCTTCTGTACCTTTGTTGTTTTTTAGAACGATGATGTCTTCGATTTCTTGGTGCCAGATTGGGAAGTGGACAGTCGCTGAGCCACCTCGTATTCCATTTTGTGTACAGCACCTGACAGTCGATTCAAACTTTTTAAGGAATGGTACAACACCTGTGTGTTGAACTTCTCCGCCTCGGATCTTACTGTTGATGCCACGGATTCTGCCTGCGTTGATACCGATGCCCGCCCTTTGTGCAACGTATCTGCCGATAGCCATATCAGAACTAAAGATGCTATCGAGGGTGTCATCAACATCAACAAGAACACAGCTAGCAAATTGTCGAAGTGGAGTTCGCACTCCCGCCATGATAGGTGTGGGAATGTTGAGTTTGTGCTTTGAGATTGCTTCGTAGTACCTTTTGACATAGCTTAGTCTCGTTTCCTTTGGATATTCTGCAAAAATAGTCAGAGCAATCAAGACATACATGAACTGTGGGGATTCATATACCTTTCCACTACTGCGATCTTGTACAAGATACTTATCTACAACTTGACGTAGACCAGCATATGTAAATAGAAAATCACGGCTGTGATCAACCCAGGATTCAACCCTCTTAATCTCTTCCTCAGTGTAGTTATCTAGGATAGCCTTATCATAGATACCCTGATCTACACAATTGGTAATATGAGAATAAAGATCTGGAAGATCTCTCATCTTTCCATAAACTTGTTTGCGAACCGCAAATAGTAAAAGACGTGCTGCAACGAACTGATAATTCGGATGATCCAAATCAATTAGATCAGAAGCACTACGAATTAGAATCTCCTGAATTTCTGCTGTGGTAATACCATCATAAAACTGAATACCAGATTGAATTTCTACCTGACTAGCAGATACACCAGCTAGTCCTTTACATGCCTCATCAACCATGACATGCATCTTGTCCAAGTTGATTGGTTCAATTGTTCCATTTCTCTTTTTAACCTTGATGCCGTTACTCATATCTTTTTCCAAGTATTGAATTTAAGTTGTGCCTCTAATCCAGAGTGGGTATTTGATTCTATCACTTCTTGAACATTATGTCCAGCAAGGACCATATCATTTATATCTTTTTCAATTATTCCTGTTGGCCAGATGACGACTTTTTCACCTCGCTCAATACAAGACTTAATGCGGCGGATGATTTCTGGATTGCGGGGCTCGTTATCGTAAACAAAAATGAGACTGCTTCCTTCAAGGCAACGAAAGTTACCGTCAGCGCCACACAAAGCCACACTATTGTTGATGAAAGTGCTGTCAAAGGGTCCTTCGACCACATAGACTGGTAATTTTTGATTGATTGTGTCAAGTCCATAAATTTTCGGTGCTCCATCTTCGAGCATGATTGTGATATATTTAATAGATTTAGAATCTAGAGCCCTCCCCTGGAATCCAATAAGATTCTTTTTGTAATAGATTGGGATAACGATTCTAGGTTCTTTACGTAGATTCTGGTGATCCATGCCTTTGAACGATCGCACAAATTCACCAAAGTCTTCCGCAAAATGAAACTTGGTGGGATCGATTCCACGATTACGTAGATAGGTTGAAGCAATTTCCACCTCACTGCATAAAGGAAGAATGATCCTCTGTATAAATTTAGGTTTGTCAAAAACGAATTCAGGTTCATCGACTACAAAGTTTTTTCCCGTAAAACCACTCTTAAATTTTTCAAGAGAATATTGCTTGTGCAACTGGGGATCAACGTCTTTCAAAAAGTTGTTGAAAGACAAACTTGATCCACAATTATGACACTTGAAGTTTGTATTATTTTTGATTGGATAAATGTATGCCCTGGCCTTATTCTTGTTCTTCTTAGAGTCACCACAAATTGGACAGCGAAAATTATATAGGTTTGATTTTACCTTCTTAAACTTAGATAGTCTTGGGGAGATAAGACCGATATATTTGGTGTCGATCAGATCCATTAGATACTAGGGCTTCTCCCGATATCATACTCGCTTTGGGTGCGGGTGTCAAGACTTCAATAAAAGGTGGGATGATTTGTAGAGCTGTCACAAAGGTCGCGAGGACAGCAGTCGCACCAATTACAAACTTATTATGCTTATCCACTTTCTTCTCAAGTTCTGAAAACTTACCAGAAAGATTCTCGAACATACGATCATCATATTTCTGATGATCATCAATCATTTTTATGATAGTGTTATTGGTCCGCTCACCTTCATCCAGTCTATTCTCATGACGCTCCAGGACTATGGCAATCTTATTACTATTATCAGAAATAGTAGATACAGCACGTTCCAACTTATCCAACATTTCCTTGGATAAGTCTTCGTAAATATCTAACTTAGATTCTAGAACATTAAGCTTTGCTATTCCGAACATGGTCTAACCAGCGTTTACGTGACCCATATCTTCCAATGGGGGTGGACCTTTTTTTCTTTAGTGGTTTATCATATCCGGCTGTTGGACTTCCAGAATCTTCTCTACCAGATCCTCTATAAAGAGCTCCACCACCCGCACCAAGTGACATTTCTTCACGGAAAATATTAATTATCCTGTCTAACTTAGATTTGTCCATCATACCTGATTTAAGACTTTTAAACACTCATCATCTAATGGTATATCAGTCAATGATGATTTTGGATATTCTGGAAAACGATTTAGAAATACCAGAAAGGTTTTGGCACAGGGCCACAATTCCATCTCCAATTTATAAAACAGAAGAGGGACAGTTGCCTCACCAAAGATATTGAAAAGAATAATTAAGTGATTCAATATCAAATTGACTTTCAAAGTACCAGTCGATACATATCTCTTAAACAATCTTTTGACATATTTAAATCTCTTTAGATCATCGTAAAAATCATCTTCAGTTACCGCCTGTGGACTATCATAATATTTAATGGCAAAGAGAAGATAATTTTTATCATTCAACTCAGAAAACTTCATTTATCAGGTGATAGGATATGCTCTATTGCCAGTTGTGATGCCAGACATGGCAACTAGTGTCTCTGTCTTGATACGAAGTTCTCCATGATTGTCAGTATAAGTTGTTACACCAACCCAACCACCATGAGCAACGGCATCTAGATAATCACTTCTGCCACCAGGCTCACCTAGAATACCATCAGTGACTGCAAAGATTTTGGTATTATATCCACGCTGATCATCAGCAGAAGAAGGTGCCATTGCAGGATCTACATCAGCACTTACAGGCTGAGTAGAGAATTTCATATATCTTGTAGTGTAGTCATTACCAGCATTCCAATCTCTATTGTCAACAGCACTAGTGCTGATTGTCATGCTAGTAGAACTGGCAATTGAAGTGATAACACCAAAACCAGAAGTTTGACCAGCACCAAGAAGAATTGTATTTCCAACTTCAAGATTCGTAAAGGTGCAAACACCAATACCACCAGTTACTGCACCAGCAGAGGTTACGGTTACAATGCCTAAACCACTACCTACATTTGCAAGTGCATTAATAGAACTTACACCAATGTTGTCGTTATTACTCCAAAGAGCCATGTTTCTTGCCCTGCGTTAAACTTTAGTATAATGATATTTATAAAAAAAGGAGACCTTTAAATTAGGTCTCCTTTTTAATCATTCGCGGTTTCTAATTGCCGCCGATACTGTCTCTAACAATTTATCATCCATATCAGTCTTGGTAAGTTTTACTGCCTTACCAAGAATTACTAAGCAGATATCAATTAGTTTTTCACCTAGTTCCTCATTTTCAGGAATTTTGGCAACAGCATCAGAAATAATTTTTGATGCTAATGGTAGAAGAAAAGCGAGCATGATAGTCACCTTATGGCCATCAATATATATTCAATTTGATCTTTATCAGTTGGATGTGGTTCCTTGCTTAGGATTGATCACAACCTTGTTTGTGAAATTTTTTTCAGTGACCTTTTCTTTTGTTTGGGGATCAATTTCATTACCCATCTGCTCTAGGAACTGAGTTCTCCAATCATAGAATTGTGTAGATTCTTTTTTGGTGTAATCTCCAGCTCGAGGACCTTCTCCTGTTGCAAATGGAGTCTGTCCTTTTTTACCATCTTTCATTTGGTCTCTGAGTTGTCTCAATCTCTCTTTACTTGCAATAGACTCTACCATCTCACCTTCTGGTTCATAACCAGCCATTTGTGTGGTTGCTTTTTTCTTAGCAAGTCTAGGGAGAGGGAATGGTTTTTCTCCAGGTAGTAGGGGACGACCACCTCCTCCACTTCCTGGTCTTCCAGGTTCTCCAGGTAAAGCGGGACCACCACGGGCTCTACGTACAGGCACTCCACCAGTAGGAACATGCTGTTTCATGTGCTTATCATATTTTACATCTGTACGAGGAGGAATAGGAGCAGCTTCTACTACTTCACCTTCTGGTTCAAAAGAATTTTTCAACCCCTTCATTCTTAAATCACCACCGAAAGCATTACCCTTCAGTGTTGATCTTTTACGGGCATCATCTATTGCACTACTAGCTTTCTTTTCCAAGTGTTTAATGCCTTTGTAAGCAGCATATCCAGCACCTACAGCTAATGGAACTGCAAGAAGGGGAGCAAGTTCATTGACTTGCTCTACTTCTTCATTACGACTTGCCATGGCCTTACCTACAGCAGCACGACGCTTTAGAAGATACTTATCAGACTTGTCGTGATCACCATCATTATCAACATCCTTGTCTTCCTTACCAACTGGATCTAAACCTTTACCAGATTTAGTATCAGCAGTCTGTTCACCCTTCTTAGCCTCACCCTCATATGCCTGACCATACTCTGTCATTTCGACAGACTTGATATTGGGATTGGCACGAAGTGAATTGATTTTTTCTCTAGTGGCAAAACGAACATAGGTTCTTCCACTTGTCTTATCTGTTACACGAATTTTATATTTCTTATCTGCACCTTCACCTTTTGTTTCTTCTTCTACGGGTTCACCATGCTTATTCTGATCATGATGAGGCCCCTCAAAGGTTCTCTTCATTTTTCTAATAACGTCTTCCTTATTTGCAATGATTTGCTTCTGAATAGGACTATATGCTTCACCAAATAGTCTTTTTTTAACTGCCTCTTTTTCGGGACCAGTCATCGTTGTGTTACCCATGTACTGACTATATGCAGCCTTCAGATCAACATCTTCTCTACGGGCACGATATCTAATATCATAAACAGCTTGACGAATTCTTTTTGCGGATTTTTCTTCTGTTGATCCACCTTCACTAGAACCCTCATCAGAGGATTTTTGAGTATTTGCAGAAACTACAGGACCACCCGCTTTTCTTGCTGGAAGCTCCTCAAAAAATGTTCTATTCATTGTCTTTAGCTAGATTTACGCTTTTTCCTGCTTTTATTTATGAATGACTGAACCTTCTCCCTTGGAGTCATGCGCTGAACATATTCACGATATGAATTTGTCGCAAATTCATATACTTCATTCACATCTTTAATCCAAGACTTGAATAAGTATCCCTCTTTTGTTAGACAAATAATGTGATTTGCACCCCTACGAATCACTTTGCCAATCATCCCAGTGTTCAAACTTTCAGCAAGAGAACCCACTGAAAATATTTTCCCACTTATAAAATTTTCGCGAAGACCCTTTTGATCAAACTTGGGGGCAATTTCCCATGTAGAATAATTTTCATCGATACCCATACTTTGGCGGGTGATCATGAAAACATTTTCTTTGTCTTTTTTCTTTAAAGTATTTGGGAGTCCAGAGGCAAAGGTATCAAAATCACCATCCTTTGCAGCCTTCCTCATCTTAGATGCAGACATTCCCTCTACACCTTCAGAATCAGGATCACGCTCACCAGCAGAGACTACATTAATTTTATCAAAAGAATAAAGAGATCCATTATACTTATTAGCTAAGTTCTCAAACTCTGCTTTCCTATCGGCACCAACAACGATATTCACTTCATTATGACCATCAGCATGTGCGGATGCAAGAACATCAAAGATGGTCCTCATCTTTGTATCATGAATAATGTTATTGGCATGATCTGGGAACATCACCTTCATTAATTCAGTCTTGGTTGCTGAATCCAGGGGATTCTTCTTAGGATCCTGACTGTGTGAGGGATAGATTTTATATTCTCCAGTTCCGGCCGTCTGCTTAATGTGGTTAATTAGTTTTTCGTGTCCAATCGTGGGTGGATTGAAGCGACCGAATCCCACGGTAAGTGGACCCTTTGTTTTTTCCATACCAGGATCCATTTCTGGTTCCTGCTGCATTTGCTGCTGTGGATCCTGCTCTGGAGTACTAGTCTTCTTTTGGAAGATTTTGAGTTGACCGCGCACAGTTTTAGCGACAAGGTTTCCTTCACGGTCATAATAGTCCCCATGACCGTCCCCTGTCAAGCCCATCGCCTTTGCTTGGGCGGCGGCTCCCGAGGCCTCTGTGATGAACGCTAGAAAATTTTTCATAATATTATTTATTATAAGATGGCATCGATGTTTACGGACTGTCCCGATAAGTATGATCTATTAAAAATACCAGTTCTGACTTTTGGAATATCACCTTGAGATGTTTTTGTTCTCCTATCACTTGAACTTCTTGAAACCAAAAGGGCCTGATATTGACCACTATTGAAATCATCAATGTCCCCACCACGATAATCAAAGTGATCCCATCTCAGTGTGAATATTATATCACCCTCAGAATTTATATATGGTTTGAATATGAAAGGGCCTTGTGCAATCACATCTACATTATCAATCCCTGATGGACCACCAAAACCAGGACCAAAAACCGACTGATTTATAAGTGTAGTGTCTCGTATAGGTCTATACAATCTTCCAACTTTCAATTCACCATTTTCAAAGGGGTTTAAATTGTTTCCAGTACCCTCTAGAGAAGACTGATAAAGTGCATAAAGATCATTCAAAAATTTCTGAACCTCAGGATTATTGTAAATCAATCCAGGCATTTCTTTGGTTCCTGCAGTCTCAGATATGCCACCATATTGTTGGAATGCTTTTGCGCCACCAGCAGCCTTATGAGAAATATAAATCAGTCTATCGCCTTTGGAATTTTTAAGAACAATATCCGCCTTTGCCTCTCTATTATTAACTCTTTCTGGAACCTTTTCTACAGTGGCAACATCAGATATCAAACCAAATCCCTCAACCTCAATATCAATACCACTTTTAGGTTTATTACCAACTCCAGCAATTTTCTTCAATTCATTAAGAACATTTTGTGCCATATTAATTGTTCTTTTTTCAACACTATCTGGTGCTTTGGTTGGTTTCTTAATTTTATTAAGAAGAACATATCCAGTTTTACCATCAATTCTAACTTTGGCAGCTGCCTGTGAACTAATTGCGCGGGGTACTCCAGATGTTTTTGTTGCCGTAATGTTAGTCTTTGTTGAACTGGATATATTCAATTCTGTTCCAGGTGCCAGTTCACCTAAAATATGATCCTCTTTAGTATTTGTTACGTTCTTAAAGAAAAATGCTGAAGTTTCTATGGTATATTTGATCGATTGATAATTATTATTTACTACATACTTATCCCAATTCGGAGTGCCATTTGTAGAATTACCAGATAAAGAAGGCATTAAAAAAGAGGCATTTGCCTCTATTTATTTTATTCAGTTTTATCTTTCTTATTGAAACCAAATGGAGAAACTGCATCTTCAAGTTTGAGTTTCAATGCAACACCACCGACAGCTTCCATGACTTTTAGAATGTCTTCTGGTTTTGCACCTTCACCAAGTTCTTTGGCAACGTACCAATACTTAGGCCAAAACTCTTCACCTGCTCTCTTATAATCTTCAAGGGTTAGGAGTTTCATTTACCAACTCCATAATCAGGTGCTTTCTTTTCCAACTCACGAATCGTTTCATGTAATTGTTTTACAGCCTCAATGGTCTCAGGAGTTTCTTCCCACTCCCAAGTTTCACCACCACTGTTTGTAAAAGTTCTCTTAGTCATAGATCTCCTTCTTTACGGTTTTCAGAATAGTGGACATCAAACTCTCCACCAGGATAACGTGCAACTAGTTTCTCAACATTCATCTCCATAATCTCATCAAGAGAAGTTCCAAGACCCATACATGCCTGAGCAACATACCACATAATATCACCCAGTTCACGCTTTAGGTGAAACATGTTCTCTTCACTGACAGGTTTACCTTGGAAAATAATCTTCTTAACAACTTCAGTAAACTCACCTGCCTCAGCACACATACCTACAGCAGCAGTAAGCAATCGCTCGGAATGAAAACCTTGGCCTTCAAGTTCCTGTAGACGATAAATGAATGCTTCGTGATCTTTTGATGGTTGAGACGTGACCGCATCAACAAATTCAACATATTTTTGTGTATCAACTTTATTAGTCATGAAAATTGGGGATAAATGGTTCTTGTTCGGACTGGGGTAGTTTTTGTTGAATGGGAATTTCTTGTCCCGAAATTGTAATAGTTGGAAGTTGATTCTGTGGAAATGGTTCCAAATCAATCGTTTGATAATCTGGTTTGTATTGATAATAGTGTCCATCCCATTTGGCATTTCTCATGCCGACAAGATTAGTGGCATCTCTAGCAGATCCACAGTCGGCAATTTTTTCACCGCGTGGGTTGTATACAGAATACATCAGAACTGTAACCCCTTAAATTTGTTTTCAGATTCTTTAATATTATACTCTGGTTTACTCATGTTGTCAATCACCATAGGACTCAAAAAATAGAACTTGATTCATTCGGAACTTTTCATCAAAATAAGTATTATTTGATATGTTCATACCATGAAGAAATTTTTTAGCCTCAAAGAAGACAAGTCTATTATATTTTGGTTTTAATGTTTTTAGCAATCTATAGTTTTCTTTTGATCTCCATGGTTGATAGTGTTCTGGTATATTATCAGTCACAATTTTTTCTTCTTCAGATAAAAGATCATATAGATTTGTTCCACATTCAGAATCATCGTTATCATTCAAATAAATTATTGCTGTATATCCATCATCACGATGAGGCCACCAATAACCATTTTTATAGTCGTTGAATGAATTATTTTTAAATCTTGTTACATTCGTGACAAAATTATAACTAGTCGGTTTAGATCCAGAGAGAATAGAAAGAAAGAAATAAACCGATTCAAGTTCTTCTATGTAAATGATATCACGAAAATCCTCAAAATGAATACCATTATGAGTTGGATTTGATTCGATTTTGTGTAATCGTTTCGGAATTTTTCCAATCAAATCAACAACTTCATCTGGATCATAATAAAAGTTATCTATTGTATAGATTTTAGATCCTTGGAAAGTTTCCATGGAAAGATCCATTTTGGGATTTATATCAAATAACATTAGAACTGAAATCCCCCAAACTTACTATCAGGAGTAGATTGTTCATCTTCATCTCGTCCATTGTCAACGATATTCTGCTCACTCTGCTCACAATCATAGAGACGCATCTTGGCACGGTCAATACCAAGAATAAAACGTTTATGAACCGTTGGATCATTATAACGATTCTTCAATTGCTTCACCATAATTTGTCCCAACTCCTGAAGCTCATCTGTAGAAATAAGGGCAAACATAAGATCAGCAGTAGCAGGGAGACCAAAGGATTCCGAAG